TTGATTGTCTTATCAGGTTCTTATTCTTTTGCTTAAAGATACTAAAATTTGAGGTGGTAACATTGCAACTTATATAACTATCACTACTAGGGTTATCACAATCTTCTGCGTAGTTGCTGTACTTAATATATGTAATAGGTGAGCTTACAAGTTCCTCAAAGTAGGCAGCCATATCTTCGCTCATATAGTTGCCGTTTAATTCAATGGACTTATCTACTGAGGTGTACACATTGCTTAAGCCTCTATCGGTTGTGTTATAAGTCCAGGCACCTGCTGAAATATAACCCTGTACATCTTTACTGAATAATTCACGAGTTACATTACCTGTTTCATAGTTAGCAAGTGTGAAGGCAAATGAGGACCACGAACCCATACGGTCTAAAAATAGTATTGAATACTCTTCACCTCTTATACGCCTATCAATATTCACCTGGTACATTGTTGACACTTGACCCGCTCCCCTATCATACCAATAAGTATAATATTCAGTTGTATGCTTTATCAATGGTAAGGACCCCGACACTACGGTAAGAGCTCCTGCGTTATTTGGTCCTACGGGTACCTGTCCTAACACACTAGCTAATGATACATTTTTAGTAAAGATATCACCGTCACTATTCTTAAAGTACATTAAGTCAGTTAGTCCATTATTGCTGTATACCTGTGCGATAATGTCCTGTGATAAAGTAGCTGAAAATTCTAGCGGTTGGTTGGTGAAGAATAAATCATTTGCACCGTTCAAAGCATAGGTGCCTGGTGCATAGCTAGGAAATTCGGGCCATCTAATTGCACCATTAAAAACATAGTTGTTTAAGTCAGTAGTAATATCTCTAGTGATTGTTTTACGATTGTCTGCATAAGTTACAGCACCATCTATATTGACATTGGTTACAGCGGACCACGAGCTATTGACTACAAATGAAATAGCCGTTGCACTTATCACAGTGAACAAACCTTCAAGCTGTGGGTTAGCCACTCCTAAATCTACCTGTGCAATCACTACTTGAGAACCAACTGTAAAAGTGTTAGCTGCATTTATCTGCACATTAGTACCTGAGGCCGTCAAAGCTGAGGTGTAAGATACCGAAGTCAAATACTCTTCACCTACTTTAACATCGTACTTGTAGTAAGAGTTCAATGCAGTGTATGCTACTGTAGCCGTTTCTTTTAGGTTATAAGTTACCTTAGCCTGTAGCAACTTTGTTAAATCAATTATCCCGTTACCTGTAGAATATTCAGGCAGCACTCTATACTCAGCAATTTTGTTTGCCGTTCCACTTTCGTAGATATCATAAATATATTTAAAGCCTAAGTTATTGCTATTGGTAGATTTGTAAATAAACTTAATCGGGTTATATGCTGGCGTGAATGAATACGTCTCAGCTAATTTTGTCATTGCCATTGATTGTATTTTACTATATTAGATTAAAGGGCATTCGTGTTTCTAGAACGCATAGTAACTATCATCAGTGTAATACTCTTGCCTAATGTGTGTAGTCGCATAACGCACCGCATCCATTGCATCATCAAATAGTTTGACAGGCTCATCGGTTATGAAGTCACCTATCTTCTTCCACTTGTAATTTTCGTACTCTCTTTTGATTGGCTTGCTATCTTCGCACCATACCCCGAAGCTCTTTACATTATCAATACCTTTCTTCACTACCTTGTTAGCGTTCTGTACATCATAGCCGCTATTGTTCAGCTCTTTGATTATTTCGGGCCTTGAGTAATCGGCAAGTATTGTGATATGCTTTTCAATCTCTAAGCTATTCATACGCTCAATGAGTAGGGTAGTAGTCAAGTAGCTTTCATAGATTACAGGTTCAATGTAGATGTCGTTGTCACACCAATATACCCGAACCAAAGCAGTAGGGTGATTGTAACCGAAGTCAAGGCCGTAAACATAGTTAACAAACCTTGCAGGTCTATGCTGAATAAATGTCCATTGTGAATAGATATTGCTCTTGCTTGTTGCCTTCTCACCTAAAGCATAGATTTGATACAGTGCCTCATCAGTTCGTTTAAGGTCCTCGATTTGTTTCTTAATACTATCAGGTAGGAATGGGTTATCTTTGTAGGTAGATTTGATTAATATGCTTTCGTCTTTAGGCAGCTCATATAACCAACTTGCACTATCACTTGGGTTGTAGTCAAAGATTAGCTTAGACTCAGTACGCATATTCAGCTGTGTGAAATCATCGAAGTATAATTCATTTGCTTCATTACACCAGGCAAGGTCACGCTTCCTACCTCTTATCTTCTGCTCATCATCTACACTAAAGAATTCAACTATTGACCCATTACCAAAGCTGTAGATGTGCTCACTCTTATTGTGGGCTTCCTGACTATATAGTTCGGTTTCTTTGAGTATCTCTATGAAGTCACGCATAACCGTTGCTCTCAATGCCGGGAAAGTTTTGCGTATAATTGACACTACCTTATTCGGGTTCTGCAAACAGTAGACTATAACCAACTGACAAAGGCTGTAGGTCTTAGAGCTTCTACTACCCCCCTCATTAATTATAAACCTACGATCACCTTCCAGTGCTTCGTGGTTCTTCTGAAATATTACAGTGCTCTTTATCTCCATACCCAAAGCAAGGTAAGTTACCCCTACCCCTATTACTCTATTTATATATTATTATATATTTTTTTTAAATTTTGAAAATAAGAGTATAAGTACCCCTACTCAGTAGGCTTCACAATTGTAACGGTGATACTGCCTATCTTATCATTTTGTGAGGTTACATCTGTTTGCTCTTTTAAAGCGTTTAGACGCTGTGTAATTGACGGGTTATATTGTCCTACCATACCACCTTCGATTTGGTCTCTGCGTATCTCTTTCTTTATGTGCGTGCAGATTGTCCTATACTCCGAATATCTCCCATCTGTATTATCGAAATAATGGTGTACATCTGAGTAATCTTTAAAGGCCCAAACTTCAAAACCTTCAATAGTCAAAGGTACTCTTAATGGTTCAGGCACCATCTCAGCAGTCTTTTGTGATAGGACCCATTTAGTTCTAGGATTGTTTGCAACATAGGCCTTATACTCTTCAAACATTTGCATAAGCTTTTCGGGCGTCTCTATTAGTTTTGGTCTCATCTTGCTTTACCTATTAAAGTATCTATTTCTTTTTGTAATGCTTTTATTTTCTCCTGGTTAATTTCTTCAGATGTCAATGTATCAAATAGGTTAATTGTTATTAAACCGTCTTTTAATAGCACTTCAAATTTAGAAGCTTTTGAGGACATTAACTCATTTAATAATACTGTATCATTTTCAGCATTTAAATATAAGTCTAAAGTACTTTCGTTACTCCTTAGATTAATTTCGCTATCTATTTTTATTTCAGTTATTCTCATCTTCTTTAGTTTTCTTTGGTTTCTTTGTTTCTTCTACTCCTACATAAGCTACAGCTTTTACCTCTTCAAAGATATAGCCTAGTCCTATTGAGGTAATATAGTTATATCTCTCAGGTGTAATCTCATCTATTACTATCTTAAGGTCACCGTACTGTGATTGTTTGATAATTGTCTTACCAATAAATTCAGTCTTGATTTTTGTTTTCATATTCGTCTACTATTAAAAATGTGTAATACATACATACCCAAACACCTGCACACCTGGCAGCCCATTGGTAATCTAAGGCTATTAAAGCAATACCTGCAGAAAATGCTACAAGTAAAGATAGGGTGCTGAGTACTTGACTAATCTTCATAACTATATTGTAATTCGTTCAATTCGTGTTTCAAATCCTTTATGATATAATGAGCTGAGGTAGTGGTAATATCGAAATATTTAGCCATGCTTCGAGCTGTATTGTACCCCTTATCAATGTAAGCTTCAAATATTGTCTTTTGTATGCTATCCTTTATTCTTTGTCTATATATTTCTATTACGGCCTTCTGTAAGTTGTAAGTCTTGTCTGCTAGTATCTTTGCATCTAAATCGGTGGTATCTTCTGCAGTGTCTTTGTCCACTATGAACGGCATTGAGTTAATCCTATCGTGTCTATTTGATAGTGAAGATGTCCATATCACCTGGTACTTAATTGTATTGAATAAATAAGATTTGACCTTTTCGATTGTTGGTAATGGATCATTGATATTGACTACATGAATATAAGAATTATTTATAACGGTATCAGCATCTATAAAAGACTTAAACCGCACAAGGAAGTAGTTAGTATATGTCCTAACCTCAGCGTAATTCTCAGTTATGTACTTGTCAAGTATTGCTTTCATACCATAATTTAAAACCTTTAAACCAAATTTTACGCCTAACTGAAGAGCAGAAACAGTCCTTTTCTTTGACGCCTGTATACTTTTCTTTTATCTTAGCCAACTTATTAAGATTAACCTTTGCGGTCCTAACAAGTTCCTCAGTTTCAAATATAGACGCTATTAAGTCTATTTCAGTTTGCTCAAACATAAGTCTAAAATAAAGGTAAGTAATGCAGCAAAACAAGCCAGGCTAAAATCAACTGTGATAAATATAGTTAACCAAAAGCTCCAACACTTCCAACACCCTAAAGCTGCGTGTGTGAATACGGTTAAACTATCTACAGGTAACTTAGCAAATAGTCCGTCTATTGCTAGCTGTAATGGTTCAAAGTTCACTAACCACCACGCCATTGATATAATAAGTATTAGTTCCATTCGGTAAATATAACAAAAAACCCCACACAAAACATGTAGGGTTAATTTTAATTAAAATGGTAAATCATCGGTTTCAACTACTGAGCTCAGCGGTGGTACATTACCTTCAGGCTTTACATAAGGTTCACTAACTTGTAAGCTCATGAATTTAGTACCTGCTTTTGATGTTTTTATCCAGGCTGCTATCTCTAAGTCTTTGCCGTTTACATTAATCTTACCCTTATAGTCGGGGTGATTGTCAGCTTTTTTCTCATTGGTAAATAAAGCTCCTGTGTTTGTGTTGTCGTAATTACTCATATTGATTTGATTTAAAGGTTTCTATTAAGTAAGCTATTGAGCACACCCACCCCCACACAATTGCAGGAGTGAGTAGTATTGTTAGTAAAATTATCATATCGTTTCTATTAATTGGTTATAATAATCTCTACATAGTTCAACCTTAGCTTTGATTTGTTCTATTACTTCATTGTCTCTTTTGATAGTGTATACCTTTACTCTTTTGTTGTCGGGTATATGATCAAAGTTATGCTGTTTTTGTACCTGGTCTATGATATCAATATCATCATCCATTAGCTTAAGTCTATAGTGCTCTCTTCTAATCTCATCCTGTACAATATCAATCGGAGTATTAGACAAGCAATAACATAGCATAGCCTCTTCTTTATTAGTAAGCCACATATACCCCTGTAATTGGTAAAAGTACTCTTTGTTAGGACATTCAGTTTCAAACCATGGGAAGGTAGAAGCACTCCACGAATTCTTTACATCAATTAAATACTTATCGGTTACGACATCGGGAGTACCTGTTATCCAATCATTAGCAAAATTCTCTTCGTTCTTATATAAAAATTCAGTTTGTAATACATCCATTACCAAACCTA